TGATATATTTTTATTTATAAGATAATATTCGCTATCCCTACCATTTTCACTATAATTGTAAGTTAGAGTAGCTCCCTGAGTTATATTTGGACCATAACTAGGTTTAGATTTATTATTACTATTATAAGGTCCTATAACAATTCTTTGGTCTGTTGATGAAGTTGGTAAAGATGTTAATGTTATAGTTTCTTGAGAACCTACAGAAAGAGATGGTAATCCTTCTATAGCTGAGTTTGTAAGTGCTATAGTTTGTGCTGTCGCATTTGAGCCTACATAGGCGTTTTGCTTTTTTAATTCAGCTGTATCTCCAGTATTACCACCAGCTAAAAGACCTCCAGCAGTAACTGTCCAACTAGGATAAATGAAATCATTAAGGTCTTGAGCATTAGAAACTTCACCATACTTAGGAGTCAATGTTACATCAATACTATCAACATCAAATCCCTCAAGATAGTTACCGTATGATATTCTATTGTCAGCAAGTATCGTCTGAGTTCTGGCTCTCTTAGGAACGTTGTCATAAAGCTTCGCAGCTTCTCCTTTATCAGCAAATGGATATATTTTATCATTATAAAATTTAAACTGAACTGGAGTGTTACTAAGAAAATTAGTATAATCATTATTTATTTTTCCTATTATATAGAAATCCCCTCTATTACCATTTTTATCAACATCAAAGTCTTTACAAGTTCTAGCACAAAGCTCTATGAACTTAACCTGATGATTACCATGATAAATCTCTACATTTAAAAAGTTATTATTTGATTGAGAGCCAGCATTAACATTAGCAACATTTGACTTCATCTCCTCAGAGTGAGTCGCATCACTTATCATACTCCATTCAGTTACCTGATTATCGTAATAATGGTATCTATATCTGAACTGAAATGATTTACCGAATATGTTGTTTTTCTTTATGTTTGAGTCAGTTCCAAATGTAGTTTTTGGCTTTGTAAATGGAGGTCTTTTCTTAACCTCAACATACTGTCTTTTTACTTCATCGACACCCTGATAAGGATAGTTGTTAGCAATATCTTGTCCAGCAGGATATGGAGTATACATGGAGTATGGATAGTACAAGTCTGGAGAAGCATTTAATTTTGCGGCAGATATATTATTATAACCTTCAGACTCCAATACATTCATACTAGCCTTAGATTTAACTACGTTTATCTCTTGAGGCTCCCCATATCTATCAGATGTAAAGTATAATACATCTCCTATTTTATTAACTTCTGTAATTAGGAATTTCTCTTGCCATCTAAAAAGATTGTCAGACTCAACTCCACAATCTTTAAATACAACATCTACAGTATTTGTAAGTATATCATACTCTATTATATGATGGTCTTCTTGAGTGCCATATATAAAATAATACATCTTATCATTTGATGTATCCTCATAAGAACCAATACACTTATATTCTCTTATTTCGTTTGCTACTGGCATATATTATTTAGCTTTAAATTCCTCAATAAAAATATTATAACCCTTTTTTAAGTTACCATCATCAATATCTCTACCTCCTATATCTATCTTTAAAATATCTGAGTTATCAGTAGATGTAAATATTAAGCAAGGTAGTTTTGTGCCGCTAACATTTATTCCTTCAGAATTGTATCTAACACTTATACCTTTATCAGATAATGCTGTAGCGTTTTTAGCTACAAAATCAGCCATATACAATTTTATATTATCAACATCATTTAATGCTGATATACTAGCTGTATCCTCTTTGTAAGCAACAGAACTTGTAATATCACTGCTTGTTTTAGAGGCAAAAAAACTAAAATCAGTTAGACCAGCTGGAACTGAGCCAGGAAGAAAGTAAGCCACTCTTTTTGGAACACCATTACCATGACCAACGTTTTCTTCTCCAAAATTATCATTACCAATATAATCCCCAATATCAACAAATAGACTTGGACCTACTGGAAATGTAAAATCAACTTTTAGTGTTCCTGGTATATTTTGAATGACACCTATACTGTTAGACTCAGAAGATTGATTCCTAGTATTTAAAGCGTAAAAATAATCGCCTTCCTTTACGAATCGCTCATCGGTGTCTCTATCTAATCCACCTATAAATTGTTTCTTCTCCTGTAAATTAGCCATTTAATTATAGTTTAGGAGCCTGCTTAAATGCTTTTCTAGTAGCTTGTAAAGCCTCAGCTTTAGTGAATGTATTCATTCTAGCTCTAGCTAATCTCTTTTGATTATAAAACTCTTTTCTAGCAAACATCTTTTCGTTTGCATTTATACCTCTTTTTCTCTGTATAGACTTCCAATATATAAATGAAGCCAACGCCTCTTGAGCGTATGTGTGTACCTTTATATCATCTCCAGTAACACCTGTTGAGCCATCAGATATATATTCTAATATAATATTCTCTAACTGACCAGTTATAGAAGAAAACTCTATAGTGTCATTATCTAAATTCTCTCTATAATAACCGTTAGCATTGTTACCACCACCAAATCCATATCTACCATAAACACCTTCATCAACATTGTCATAGTAATTACTATCTGATTCTGGCGTAGGAGGAGTAGCTCCAGTAACTAAGTTTAATCTTTCTTTTCTACCTAAATAGTGTAATTCACCATCTGAGCCTAAAACAGCTATATTAACAAACTTAACGTAGTCTGTAGGTAAAGTTATAGTGTTAGTAGCTGAATCAACAGCAAGCTCGACAGCCTTAATCATTCTAACAACATCAAAGTTTAATTCTTTTAATCCTCTTAAACCTATGTTGTAATATCTTAGAAATTCAGCTTGAGTGTTCTTACCTTCATCAACTAAAAGCTCATTTACTACATCTTCTAAACTAACAAATTGTGCACTCATATTATCCTATATTATCATTTTTATAATCCTCATTAGCTCCCTTCATAACAGTAAACGTCTCAACTAAGTTCTTTACTATTACAGACTCCAAATCAGCAGGTATTGGATAAGTAGCCGTATCAGACAAACTACTTGAAACAGCTATGTAAGATACATTTATTGTAGCTGTAGAATCTTGATATAAATACAAGTCTGTTCCTTGAATATACCAAAACTTTTTACCTGACTTAGTTACTGTGTCATTATATAAAGGACTAGGGTTTAGAGTTGATGTACCTCCACCGTAAGGCATTCTAACATATTCTGTAGTTGAAGAATATACTCTAATAATACCCATATCATTAGGAAGAGATATTGGTTGAGTAGGTAATTCTACTTTATTACTTGATACCGATAATCCTGTTTCTAAACTTACAAAATCACCAGTTATTTCTAATTCAGATTTATTAGTAGTTGTACTCTTTGTGTAAAACCTATCCTCTATTAATTGTCTTATAAAAGAATCTCTTTCTTGGTCAACCAATACCATGACCTCACGAATATCTATTCTTGCGTCATCAGAAACATTTCCTCCTTCAATTATTCTAAGGACCTGTTCAGCTAATTTTTTTCTTGTAGTTGCCATTTATTATTCTTGTTTAGATGATAATCCAAAACTTGCTCCAAATTGAACTAAATCACCCTCTCTAAGACTAACTCCAACATACTCTAATATTTTGTGAGCTATGTCTTTATGAGTGCTAACAGGTAATGTCAAACCTTGAGCATCACCAGCAGAAGCATTATATACAGAGACTCCATTAACAGTAGTGTAAGTCCATTTAGGAGCAGAAGGTTCTTTTATATAAGTAAGAATGCAAGTTCCAGAAGTAGCTTCAGATGTGCTATTATATATCTCAAAACCCTCATCAATCATTACAGCTACTGGATAACTAGCACTAGGAGCTAATATCTGACTATCTAATAAGTTCTTTAGCTTTTCATGACCTACAATCTCAACACTTTCTCCATCGAAATTCATAGACACAAAGTGCAGAAAATCAGCAGGATAGGTAAAAGCACCGTTAGTTCCAGCAGAGTAAGTAATAGTAGCCTTCTCTACAACAGGAGCCAAATCATCTAAATTCTTTTGAGAGTTCTTCTCTTTAAACTTCTCTTCTATAATATCCAGTTGAGCTCTAGTAGCAGCTAAATTAAATTCAGAAGGCTTAATAAATCCCCTCTGGTCCTTATTCGCTATAAACTGAACAAATCTGTATAACTCGTCTATTGTCATTAGTAGTGATAAATTTCATAGCAAATATAACAAAAAAAAGAGAGATATACACGACACCTCTCTTTATTAAATATATGTTGTTAATTTTAGTTGTATCTAGAAAGCTGAGCTTTAATCTGAGCAACTATAGGTTCACCATCTACAGTCAAGCATATTTCAGCTAAATGGTCTAATGGTTTTACTCCCATAGGAACATTTGTGATGGTTTGAACTGAACTACCTATTGTCCAAGATATTTTACTAGGCTCCAACTTTAAAACCTTATATTCAGAGGCTTTTAAAATCATTTCCTTCATATCAGTTAGAGGACTATCTAATCCAGCTATAAATCCAGAAGGGTCTTTTTCAGCTAAAATCTTCATGTCATAACGAATCTCATCAGTTGAGTTCTTTACATTGACTCCTAAAACTTTAGCATATCCAACTAATTTATCTAAAGACATAGTAAGAACAGTTGATATAGCATCCATTTCCATTCTACTTCTATCTAATCTTTCTTTAGCTTTCTTTTCAGAATCTTCTAAACCGAAAGAAGGTGCAGATGAAGATAATCTATTTGGATTATTCATATTTGCGTTACACATGTCTAAATACTTTTTCAAGTTAGGATTAGTGTGTTCAACAATTAAAAATCCATTATTAAATGTGATTGGAGTCTTTACTAAAGTTCCTTTATCTTGCTCATCAGCAAAAATAGACTTCTGACCTTTGATGTATCTAATTGTTCTTTGAGTACCTGTAATAGGGTCAAATACAATGTCTTCAGCTTTTAACATGTATACGATAGGGTATCTATCCATACCTGTTTTTCTATCTTTATCTTTTGAGATTAATTTATAAATAGAAGGTCTTCTACTTATTTGAGTACCGAATGTCGGTAAAGGATTAGAGACTTTTGGAGCCTCTACGATTGGCGTTGTTTCTTCTACTGGAGTCTCTACTACAGGAGTAACAACATTTGATTGTTCGACTTTTTTTCTTGCCATTTTATTAAATATTAAATTAAATTAAAAAAAAGGAGAGGAGGGATTTCCTCCTCTCCCCTTATTGATTATACTGTCTGTATATCTTTTCAAGACAGTCGATGTTCAGCTATTAAGCGTCAGAAGCTACAGTATTAGTAGTAATGTGTCGTCTAATTTGAACTCCACTTACGTTTTCGATTGGGAAAACGCTGTTTACTACATCAAACTTGATAACAGGTGAAGCAGAAACTGAGTTTAATAGAATCCATAGGTCTTCTATAACGCTAGCTTCTTTTCCAGAAGTACAAGTTAATCTAACAAACGCTTGCTCCATTGATTCTATTACAGTACCACCTACAGCAACGCCATCTTCATATTTAGTACCATTTTTGAAGTAGATGTATACTAATCCATTACCATTGTTTTCTGCTGCAATAGCAGTAACATTAGTAGCTGGAAAAGCAGCTAAATCCAAATCAGTACCGTCATCAGCGTTTGCTACAGAGTTTGCATCTACAACAGCAGCGTGAAACATCAATAATTTATCTCCGATAATTTGAGCCATTTTATGTTAATTTAAAAAGTTAATAATTATGATTTTTTGATTAACATGTAACGGTTAGCAGCAAATCCTTCAAAACCTCTTTCACAACGATAGTGTGATTTTAACACGTCTTCAGTGTTAGTTTTGTTTTGTAGAACAGCAGAACCAGTTAACCAGTGCTCCATATCTCTTGAATAACCATTAGCAGCTTTGTAACGGATTCTCAATGAAGGAATCATTTCTCCGCTACGAGCATCTTTTTGAGTATCCATAGGGATGATGATACCGTATCCATTATACTTCTGACCTGTAGCACCTAGTAATTTAGGGTGATTGAATAAATCATAAGTTTTCTTGTGGAAAGTATAACCACCTCTAGTGAAAGAGTTGAAACCTAGATTCATAGCCATGTCTTTGTTATTTTGGAAAGTACCATAGTTAGCACCACCAGCAGCATAAGCACCTTGAGCAGCTAATAAATCATCAACATCTAAAGATAAGTTAATACCAGCGTAAAGAGCGTTTTCTTTAGCACCTCTGTATTTATCCAAAGATTTAACGATAGCGTCAAAGTCAGCCATAGTGATAGCTGAAGAACCTAAATCCATAGATTGACCTTTATTCTCAATGAATGGTAAAAGACCCTCAGTACCTCTTAAAGTACTGTTAGAGTAAGAAGTACCATCTAAAGTAGAAGATGTAGCAGTCAAAGTGGTGTTGCTTATAGTGTTACCAAGAACCATTTGAATTTCAGCGAAATCCATGAATCTCTTGTAAGTATCAGCCTCACCTTTTAGATACCATAAGTATCCTGAACCCATTTCTTCGTTATCTACTTTTACATAAACTACGTTAGTAGCTTCTGAACCAGTAACTTCGAAAGATTCTTTGATGATTTGTACTTGATTAGAGTATTCGTGAATACGAGGAGTCAATCCTTCTGGTTGTGCAGAACCTTCTGAGAAAGCATTACCGATGATTACAGCGTTTACATCAACATCTTGAGCGAAAGCTGAAACAAAACCACTAGAAGTTAATGGATAAATTGTAAATGCAGATGCTGTACTTCTAGCTTGAACATAACACTGAGTACCATCTTCTAGCAATAAAATATCACCTACTCTTATAGCAGATTTATTGTCATGCAAAGAACCTGCTGTTACTGTGATTGCTTCAGAAGCTGTACCAGCTGCTGATACAGCTGAATCAAATTGAAATACTAAATCATTGTGTAAGAAAGCTTCTTCGTAGTGCTCAAAAGTACTTTGAGTAGTAGGAGCTTTAGCACCCATTAACTCAAGAAGACCTGTAATACCTTGGTCTCCGTATCTTTTTACTAACTGCTCGGAAACGTCTCTCTTATGTAAATTACCAGACGTAGCAGTCAAAGCACTTACATAGTTTTCGTTTGTGGCTGTTTGAACTGAAGTTGGTCTTAAAACCATTCCAGAAGCCGTTGAAACTGTTGCCATTTTTTAAAAAAAATTTAAAGTTATTATTAGTTAATTATTATCTATTCCAAAAAGAACTTCCTTTAAATATTTGTTCAGACACCTGGTCAATTATTGATTTTCCACCTTGAACATCTTTTTGTTCTGGAGAGAATGATGGGTTTTTAATCTCGTCAATAACCTGCTCGGTTCCTTTTGACCTGTATTGATTAGCCACTGCTCTTACGATAGCTTCGAAATTGTCTCTAATAAACATATCCATAGCTAATGAATCGTAATTCCAATTTCCATCCTTATCTACATACTTATCAAAATATCCATCTAAATTCTGAGATATTTCTTTTGCTGCCGCTCTCTGCTCATCAGATAAAGCGTAAGTAAAAGTTTCACCAGAATCATTAATGTCAAATTCAATAGACTCCACAGCATCAACTTCATCAGACATACCTTTTATAAACTCTTGTCTTAGTTGTTGTTCTTCTTCAGAGTTATAATTACCTTCAGTAGGCATTTTATAAGACTCTTGGATTTCCTTCAACTCTTTACGAGCAATAGCAGCATCCTTCTTCAGTTGAACTGATTGAGGTGTGATTTTCCCTTCTTCTTGTTCTGAGGATTTGTATTGAGATTCAAAATAAACATCAATCTCCTCCTTAGATAAATCTGGATTATTCATTCTCAAATACTCTTTTACAATATTATCGTTAGACATTTCATTGTAATCGACTGTTTGAGTTCTTAAAAAATCATTTACTGAGCGACCTGTTTCTCTAACAAATCTGTCCATAGCCTCTAACTGCTCGTTAGCGTAATTGAACTCTTGTTTTGGAGTCTCAGACAACTCATTGAATCTTTCAACTAACTGCTCTAAACTTTCAAAGTTAGAACCGAGTTGTTGATTCAAATCAGATAAATAATCAGAAGTTGAATCTGAACTTTCAGTATTTAAAGAACTTTCTTCTTTTATGCTTGAAGACTCATTTTGAGTCTGGTCAGCCGTTAAATCAAGAACCGTTGCAGGTTCTTCTTGCACTTTAGGTGCTTCTTGTTGAGGTTGCTCTGATGTTAGGTCTATTGTTTGAGCCTCTTGCTCACTATTATCTCTAACAACTTCACCTCCAAATGCTCCAGCGATTAAATCGCCCATGTCATTGTTAATTTCCATAATATTGTAATTTAATTAAATTGATTTTTGCAAATATAACTTTTTTTTGTTATACAAATTTATTTACTAGATAATTTCTGGTAAAATATTATCAGGGTCTTCTATAGGACCTCTTTTATCTTTTCTCTGCTCAATCATTTGCGACTGATAATAAGCACTCTTTTCGATAGAGCCTTCTCTAGAGCTACCTAAAGCTTTATTAGCTCTTTCTTTTACGGCTCCACTAACTTGTAATTCAGCCATTCTTCTTTCGTGCTCAGCTTGAGCAAATTGATTTTTAAGCTCATACTCAGCTTGAAGAAGCTGCATTTTAACATTTAAGTCTGATTGAGAATTAACTTGTTCCATCTGCATTTGTGCTTGCATCTCCTGCTGTTTAGCTTGAGAAGCTGCCATAACAGATTGTTGTTGCTGCATAGCGTTGTTTTCAGCATTCTTCTTAGCTTGCTCCATCAATTCCTCTTGATATTTTTTTCTTCTAAGAATTAACATTTGATTAGCTAGCTTAGTATTATTTACAGAACGTATAGCTATAGCATCTTCTAGTCTCAATTCTTTTTGAGCTAAAGAAACCTGTATATTCTGCTCTAACAACTGCTTTTCAGTCTCATCAGGAGCTACCTCAATAAATATACCGAA